AAAGACTTTCTTTTCTCTCGCTGTGGTTAAGAATTTTCTTGATAATCACCCCGATGGTTATTGTCTCTACTTTGATACTGAAGCTGCCGTTAACAAGTCATTGATTGAATCTCGTGGTATTGATACCTCTCGATTCGTTGTCGTCAATGTTGTTACTGTTGAAGAGTTTCGTACCAAGGCCCTTAAGGCGGTAGACATTTACTTAAAAAAACCTGTAGAAGAACGTAAACCCTGTATGTTTGTGTTAGACTCACTGGGTATGCTTTCTACTGAGAAAGAAATCACTGATGCACTGAACGACAAACAAGTTCGTGATATGACTAAATCACAACTTGTCAAAGGTGCATTCCGAATGCTCACACTTAAATTAGGTCAAGCAAATGTCCCGCTCATTGTCACAAATCATACATACGATGTCATCGGAGCTTACGTACCAACTAAAGAAATGGGAGGAGGTTCTGGACTCAAATACGTAGCATCTACGATCATCTATCTCAGCAAAAAGAAAGAGAAAGATGGAACAGAAGTGGTCGGCAATATTATCAAAGCTAAGACTGCTAAGTCGCGTCTGAGTAAGGAGAATCAACAAGTTGAAGTTCGTCTTTATTATGACGAACGTGGTCTTGATAGATATTATGGGCTACTTGAACTTGGTGAGATTGGTGGATTATGGAAAAATGTAGCTGGAAGATATGAAATAGACGGCAAGAAAATTTATGGAAAACAAATTCTTGCAAACCCAGAAGAATACTTCACTGATGAAGTTATGGAACAACTTGATCAAATTGCTAGGAAAGAGTTTTCGTACGGAGAATAGTTATAGACTAGAGTGTTATAATAAGAGAGAGGGTAAATGGATAATATTATCCCAACATAATGATTTAACTTTTGAAGATGCGAAGAGGTATCTTCTTGTGATTGAAAACTTTAAATTGAGAATTGTCGAAAATGGATCGAATCGAGAATATTATCCTTCGCAACTTGGTGTTCAAAGAAAACTACCTAAGAAAGGTTCTTCCTTTCATTGAACCTCCTTATTTTAATAATAGAGAGGAACGAGTTATCTACGAACAGATCGCAAAGTATGCAGTCAGTTATGATAGTTTAATTAGCCCAGAAATCTTATCGATTGAGGTAGAAAATCGAAGTGATGTTACACAAGAAGAACTTGTAAATATCAACAAGATTATTAACTCTCTCGAAGATGTTGAGTGTGATTTTAACTGGATTGTTGATACCACTGAGAAGTGGTGTCGTGATCGTGCTATCTATCTTGCACTGATGGAATCGATTCAAATCGCCAACGACGAGAATCCAAAGAAGACAAGAGATGCTATTCCAGATATTCTCTCAAAGGCCTTAGCCGTATCATTTAACAAACACATTGGTCACGATTACTTAGAAGACTACGAACAACGTTATGAATCGTATCACAAGAAGGAAGACCGAATCGAGTTCGACCTGGATTACTTTAACAAGATCACAAAAGGTGGTTTACCTAATAAGACTCTCAATATCGCTCTGGCTGGTACGGGTGTCGGAAAGAGTCTCTTTATGTGCCACTTGGCTTCTTCCGTCCTATTGCAAGGCCGGAACGTTTTGTACATCACTCTTGAAATGGCGGAGGAACGAATTGCTGAAAGAATTGACGCCAACCTTCTTAACGTCAACATTCAGGAAATCATCGATCTCCCCAAACAAATGTTTGAAACCAAGGTAAACAACCTTGCAAAGAAAACACAAGGATCGTTGATCATTAAAGAATACCCAACTGCCTCTGCCCATAGTGGTCACTTCAAAGCCCTTCTTAATGAACTTGCTCTTAAGAAGTCATTTAGACCTGATATTATTTTTATCGATTATCTGAATATCTGTGCATCGTCCAGATACCGTGGTAATAGTAATATCAATTCCTACACATTTGTCAAGTCAATTGCTGAGGAACTTAGGGGTCTCGCCGTTGAATTTAATGTTCCGATTGTTTCTGCCACTCAGACCACTCGTTCTGGATATGGTTCTTCTGACGTTGAACTCACTGACACTTCAGAATCGTTCGGTCTTCCTGCTACCGCCGATCTTATGTTTGCTCTCATCAGTACAGAAGAGTTGGAACAACTGGGTCAGATTATGGTGAAACAATTGAAGAATCGTTATAACGATCCCACGATCAACAAACGATTTGTTGTTGGTATTGATCGTGCAAAGATGAGACTGTATGATTGTGAACAATCAGCACAACACGACATTCTTGACAATGGTCAAGATGAAGAGTATAATACTGAAGAAAGAAAAACTACTAAAAAGTTCGAGGGATTTAAGTTTTGATGGAAACCGCAAAACACGTTAATTTTGATAAGTATGCCGAGTTTGTAGATGCTGTAACTTCTGATGCATCGAAAGACTTTCTTGCCCTCTCTGATCGTCTAGTTGCTCTGGATGAAAAAGGTGCGAATATTGAACGACTTCTGACCGCTGCCGTTGGTATCAATGCCGAAGGTGGTGAGTTTATGGAGATCGTGAAGAAGATGGTGTTCCAAGGTAAACCCTATACCGAAGATAATCGTGAACACTTGATCATTGAACTGGGTGATATTATGTGGTATGTTGCCCAAGCTTGTATGGCACTGGATACGACACTTGATGATGTTGTTGCTCGTAATGTTCAAAAACTTCTCAAGCGTTATCCTGAAGGTGCTTTTGATGTTTACTTCTCTGAAAATCGAGCATCTGACGATCGATGATACAACCCCCTTCTAAATACTAGAAGGGGTCTTTTTGTATCCAATGGCTGGATTATCACCTGCAGAACTTAACAAAAGAAATAACTTTAATATCTTTCTCAACAGGATAAAAACTGGTAAAGATTTTATCGTTGCAAATGGTAATGGAAAGAAAGTAAAGTTAGATAAATCAATTGCAAAAACAGTCAAAGATCTTAAAGGTCTTGAACTGTATAAACAAGGTACAAGTATTGTCTTACCCACCTCAACAAGAGGTCAAATAAGACTTACTGATCTTTATAAAGACTCTGAGTTCTCTGGTAGAACACAGAGAACAACCGCTGCGGAAGATGCAGAAGTAAGAAGTTTGAATGAACAATTAGATAAGATCAAAGAAAAGGATGGATCTGATTTTGTTCGTGTCAAAGTTGGAAAAAATATCTATGAAGTTGTATCAGTAACTTCAACCAAAGGAACACCAAAGTCTGACTTTAGTTTTGTTGATACGAGAGGAAATCCAGTAGGGCACATTTCACACAAAGATGGAAACAATCCAAGAGGATTTCAACAATGGTCTGGAACATCACAACGAGTTGAACCTGGTATCTTTGCACATCCAGAAACTCAAGCGTTTATCAATGATCTGAAAAGAAGATATTCAAATGGATTACCACCAGCATCAACGTTAGGGAGAAAAATTAAAGATGAGAAGTTACAAAAACTAGCAGTATATGGATCGAACTTTGGTTCTCAACCAGGTATCAATAATGTGGATGTAACATTACAAGGAAAAGTAACATTGGTTAAACAAGGATCATTGTATAAACTGATTGGATCTGCTCACGAAAATGCAAATGGTAGTTCAATAACAGGAGGATACGAACCAATTTTCCTTGCAGTCTATAAAGGTGACCGTAGTGATCACGGTATCAAAGGTGCCAGAATTACAATCAACCCGAGAGATGGAAGAACCGTCAAAGAATATATCTGAAATTGTGACAGAATAAATATCTACATATACGAACAAAAGATCTGTAATATTAAAAAGTAATGAAGAGTTTTAGTCAATTTATTGCAGAAGTTGTGACACAAGCATCTAATCAAGCCAAACAAATGGGCTTGAAAGGAGATGGCCACGGCGACTGGTATGATCGTGATGGTAATCTTGTCGCTAAAACTGTGAACGGAAAATTAAAGTTTTTCGGCAAACAACGCCCTCCAACTCCACAAGAAAGGGCTGAGATTGGAGTTCAACAACAACAAGCTGCTGCAGAACAAGAAAAGGCTGAAAGAGAAGAGATTCGAAAGAAAGAAGGAGAGGCTGCAGATCTGACGATTGCATTTGGTCGTTTCAATCCTCCTACTGTTGGTCACGAAAAACTTCTGAATCGTGTAAAACAAGTTGCAGGTAAAGGAGACTACATCATCTATCCTTCTCGATCAAATGATCCGAAGAAGAATCCATTAGATCCAAACACTAAGATCTCCTATATGCAATCAATGTTCCCCAAACACGCGGAACATATTGTAAATGA